TGTCGCGAAAGAGGGGCGGTAATCTTGTCCTTGGTCGGCCGGGGTTACCGCCCTTCGCCACTTTCGGCTGGATACATCATCCGGTAAATCTCGCGGATCGCCTTCAAATAGCCTCTGGTCATCGCTGTGCCGTGGTCATCGTCGCCCAGCCCCTGGCCATGCAGGTCCATGGCGAACGTGCTCAGGGCCACGCGCACGGTCATCGACTGCGCCGCGGTGAGCGGTTTGTCGTTGATGGTGATGAATGCTTCGCTCACCGCGTCTCGTCCTTGTGCTGCACCACAATCCTAAACCGTTGATCGAACGCGTCCGACCATAGGGACCAGATCGGCAGATGCCGGTTCAGGAAGGCGTCGATGCAGATTTTCTTCAACAGGAACTCCAGCTGAAGCTGGCGCCGGACCAGCAGCCAGTAATACGTCACGATGCCCAGGTTGAGCGCCATCGAGAGGACCGCCGCAATCAGGAAGGGGATCATTGCTTCATCTTTGGATCGATGTGCACCGTGGTCTTTGGTCCCAAGCCTTTGCTCAGCGTCTCCACACAATCCGCTTCGGTCGCGCCACTGAACAGCATCACGTCGAACGGCAGGTCCACCTCTTTGCCGCGGATGTGGATATAGCTGTCCCCTGGCTCTGCACGGAACCGCTCCAGGTTGCCAAACGACAAACCCAGGAACAGCGTTTTGCGGCCATCGTATCGCCCGGTAGCTTTGATCATTTCCTCACCTTCGCCGCTGGTCCCGGAATGCTCTCAAACGGTTCTGCCTCGGCACCCGGGGCCAGCACGCTGAATGCGTCCGGGTTGCTGCACCGGTTGCAGATCAGATGTAGCCTTGGATGTCGCCTCAGCATGGCTTGACCGGACGGGTAGATGCCCACCGCCGCGCCGCACTCCACGCACACCCGGCTGTTGTCCTGCCTTGGATGCACCCGCCGCATATCGGCGAGCCGCATCACCACCAACGTGGGTTGCTCCACGGGAACCTCACTCTGCATCGGCGCCGATCACCAGCCCAAAGCTCAGCAGATACTGCACCAGCTGCGAACCCTTCACGTAGTTCAGGTTGGCGTCCAGGCGTATCTGCATGGTCCCGTCCGACCGCGCCCGGATCACGAACACATCCTGCACCGGGGGTGGACCATGCAGGATTTCCGGCGCCTTCGTCGCCACCAGCGCGACCGCACGCTGTGCTGGTCCCAGCGCCTCGCCTGTGAGCGGCTTGAAGTTTCCCGGTCTCCCGCGGCGGGTGCTCGCCGCCAGCTGGTCCTCGGTCAGCCCCAAAATCTCGGCCAGCTTGGGTCGGATTTGCGCGCCGGGACCGTTTTTCCCGACCACCCAGTTGGCCACTGCGCCGCGCTGAGACCTCTCCAGTCCCAGCATCTGGGCCAGCACCGGCACCTCCAGGCGGCGCTCTGTCATCGCCGCCCGGATCGTCTCGGCGACACGCCCAGTCGCCGGGTTAGAGGTTTTATGTTTCTTCGGGAGTTTCACGCCACGAGCCTCAACGCTTCACGCTTCAGCTTGCGTTCGGCTTTGATGGCTTCCTGCTGCAGCACCGGCGGGGTGCGCTTGACGACCATGCGGAACCAGGCATCGCGATAGCAAGCCGACCTCGATTTGAAGGGACCAGCCTCGACTGGTCCTCGCGCCCAATACCAGCCCGAGAACACCAGCGGCTCGCCCTTTTCGCGGTGTTCCGCCCAAAGCCTTGTCGTCGCGTAGTTCACATAGAACACTTTCACGGTATCCTCGACCTCCGCGATAAGTGCGTTCGGTAGCCACATCGAGATTTTCCTTTCAAAGCTTGTCGTAGTTGCGCAGGAGCTGGATGGCCCTGTCCCAGGCAGGGACCATAATCATCGCAATAAGCGCCAGGGGCCACTGCATACCGCCGCTGTACACGCTCCAGCAAAAGAACACGGCGAAGCCGGCGTAAATCAAGCAACGTGTCCGGCTCATAGCGCGTCTTCCGGCTTTTCGAGGCGTTCTACTCGTTTGGCAAGCCGATCGTGACGCGCATGCATGGCGCGTAATTCCGTCAAAACGGTCCCCATCGTTGTATCGATACGCATGATGATCGCGGTTTGCACACGCATATCATCGCGAAAAATCTGGTTGTCCTGGATCACCTGATCGAGTTTTTGCAGGACCAGTGTCAGATCTGTGGTGTCGCTCATGGTGAAGCCCCTGTCTGCGTCGCGTGGTGGTTGATCGAGGCCCTGAGATAGTCTGGCCGGTAGTGCACGTAGTTGTCGTGCACGGTCTTGAGCGTGTCACCCATCACCGCGGCGATCTCCACCTCGGGGACGCCGTTGCGGGACGCCAAGGTTGCCCAGGTGTGGCGCAAGACATGGGGTGTCACCCAGGGCACACCGATGGTCTCGGTGAACGCCACGAAGGCTCTGCGGATGCACGTGATGTCACCCAGCACTCGCCCTCTTGGACCACCCGCAGCGGCTTCTTGAAGCACCGGGAACAGGCGATCCGAGATAGGCACGGCGACCTTCCGCTTGCGCGACACCCGCTGCCCCGGCACCCGGAAGTCGATGATCTTGTGGACCAGATCGACACGGTCCCAGGTCAGCTGATAGATCGCCCCACGGCGCGCTGAGGTGGCCAACGCGATCGTCACGAACAGCATCACCCGCTGCGCCGCCTCGCGGCTCTGCTGCGGTAGATCGCCCCGGTGGCCCCAGGCGATGGCTTGGTCCCAGAACCACTGTTCCTGGTCCCGCTCCAGATGCGCTGTGCGAGCGGCCCCGCTCGGCGGCATCTCAAACTCCGGCATCGCGTTACGGTCGAACAGCTTTTTCTTCGCAGCCCAGTTGAGCACTGCTTGAAGCGTGTTCATCTCGCGCCGCAAGGTGCCCGTGCTGATCCCCGGACGCTTGTCGTGGTATTCTTGCTGCCAGTCGTCAACCAGCTCGTCAGGCGTGTAAAAGCCCAGCTCGCGGCGCACCGGGACCAGCACGTAGCGATTGCTTTTGGTCCGGCCGCGGGCTTCGATGTATTCAAGATAACCTCGGCACAGTTCTTCGATCGTCGGTATGCGCGTTTGCTGGGCGCGCGCCAACGTAAGACGGATTTCGTCATGCCAGTCTTTCAGCCAACGCTTCGCCTCATTCGCATCGCGCGTGAGGCAGCTTTGACGCTTGCTTCTTCCCTTTTCCGAGTAGTGGACTTCCCAGTAGCCTTGCGCGTTGGTTTTGAGCTTGCTGGTGCGGATCGCGCTTGGTTCGTTTGGATCGTGCGGTCGTGTAGCCACGTCAGAAACTCCAGTTCAGGTATCAGGATGGGACGGCCAGGAAGCCAGGGCAGTCCGGCTTTACGCCGCAGCTGCGCCACCTTGTGGACACTGCAACGTAAAGTCTCGGCGACTTCATGCTGTGTCAGGAACTTTAATCCGCATCGGATTTGCTGGGTCCTTTCCGGCATGCTCGTCCTCCCGCAGCATCTTGATGATCTGCATGGCCAGCTCTGCGCGTATCGTCCGGTTGACCAGCAGGCGTGCTGCGCTGAGATCGCCACCGACAAAGAACAGCTGCACGTCATCCGGCTGGAGCTGGTTGATGGTCTCTTTGACCCCGCGTGGCTCGCGGGTTATCGGCCTCGGACGATTACCGATGCCCAGCCGTTCCACTGGCACGTCGATCGCGTCGGCCAGCTTTTGCAGGTTCTCCGGTTCGGGGTAGCTGGTCCCGGCCAGATAGTGGCCGATCCTGTCCCGGTTTTTCGCCACCTCGTAACCGCGTTTGTCCGTGCTGGTCCCCCAAACTCGCCGCGCCACCTCGGCCGCGCTCAAATTCTTGTCCAACATGGCTTGCCTCAACACCGTAGCGAACGGGAGATATTCCGGTCGGGGTGGCTGCGGCCCGCTTTTAGCGAAGGGTGGGTGTTGTTGCTGTTGTTGTGCTGTTGACGTTGTATTAACGCCAGGTTGACGGAGCCAGTGTCTTTGCGTTGTGTCATTTGTCTCCCCCTGGACAACTTGTGGTGTAACCTCATCGTCGTTAAAATTCTCTGGGGGTGCAAGAGGCAGTTCTCTCTTTCTAGCAGTCATGGTTCGGTGCCTTTCCGGGTGTATCAGGGCTTTGGCGAAACATCGTTAAGCGATTGACGAACGCACACGTTTTCGTGGTGAAGATGTGGTGTTCTGGCGATTAGATAACACATTATACCAGCCGACACAACAACTTGTGGTGTTACACCACCGATAGTGACAGGCGCCCGTTCTGTGTATAGTTGTTGTGAATGACAGGTGAGATCACCGCGCTCAGACGGGACACCGACGCGTCCTGCCATCAGGGGAGGCTTTAACAAAATGGTCACACTTGATGTAAAGCATGTGTTCAGGACTTTTAAAGGTCCTCGCGGCCTCTTGGATGTGTTGGACCGCCACCAGCCGGATCACGGGCTGAAATACAATCAGGTTCAGATGTGGCAGCGCCGGCAAATCCCCGCCAAGTATGTCGGGATGATCCTCTATGTGGTCGAACGTGAAGGCCGGCAGTGTCGCGAGTTCCTGATCGACAATGAGGAGCTGGTCACGGTGAGCCGTGCGCGTTCTCGGGGTTGATCCCGGCGCCACCGGCGCGCTGGCCATGCTGGACACCGACCTGGACGCCCTGGTCCTGGCTGACATGCCCAGCGCCCTGGTCCGCACCGGCAAAGCCAGACGCCGCCAGGTGAGCGAGACCTGGCTGGCCGACCTGGTGCGCACCTACGAACCCGACTGCGCCTGGGTCGAACGGGTGCATTCCCTGCCGGGACAAGGCGTCACCAGCAGCTTTTCGTTTGGTCTTGCCTACGGACTGGTCCGCGGTGTGCTTGCCGCCTTGCAGGTGCCAGCCACTTTTGTGACGCCCAACGAATGGAAGCGCGCCCTGCATTTGGGCGCCGACAAGAACGAGGCGCGGCTGATCGCCGCACGCCTATTCCCCGCCAACGCCCAGTCATTCGTCCGGGTGAGCGACGACGGTCGGGCTGAGGCAGCGTTGCTGGCCTGGTTTGGGTCCAGGCAGTTTTTGTCTGGTTAAGTGTCTTTCCATCTTGACACGACAAAACATACGACACACAACTAGCCCCTAGACGCCAAAAGACACAGTTTGTCCCTATACGGACATCACAAGCTGTGAGGGGGAGGGGTATGTCTGCACCACTACGCAGCTACCAGGGCTTTGGGATCGCCTGGCTGTGCTACGTGCTGTCCCGTCACCGTGCGGCGTTGTTGTGTGATGACCCTGGCCTCGGCAAGACACGCCAGGCGCTCGCCGCTGCGGACCAGCTGAACGCCGAGCGCGTCCTGGTGGTGTGCCCGGCGGGTGCCCGCCAGGTCTGGTCCCAGGAGATCGCCCGGTGGCTGCCCGGCTGGTCCGACCGGGTGTTCATCGTCGAGCCTGGCACCCCGCAGCTCGCCACTCAGCGGCGCACTGGGACCGCGGGACCGTTGGTCCTGATCGTCGGCTTCGACGAGATGTCGGCCAACGAGAGCCGGGTCCCGGGATACCTCCAGAAAACCCACTGGGACCTGCTGATCGTCGACGAGGCGCACTACCTCAAGAACCCGTCCAACCGCACCAAGGCGGTGTATGGCGCGGTGGGCGGCGACGAGGGTGTGCAGTCGGCCTGCCAGCGGGTGATCCTGCTGACTGGCACGCCGACGCCCAACCATGCCGGCGAACTGTATCAGCATATCCGCACGTTCTGGCCCAAGGCGGCGATGCTGCGCGCCAAGAACCGGCCGATGAACCAGGTCGAGTTCGAGGAAGAATTCACCCGCTACGTCGACACCGTGCACGGTCGCCAGGTCTCCGGCTCGAAGAACCAGGCGAAGCTGCGCAAAGCCCTCGCCCCGGTGGTCCTGCGTCGCCGCAAAGCTGAGGTCTTACCGGAGTTGCCGCCGCTCATCGTGCAGGACATCCCGCTGGGACCACCGCGGGACCAAACACTGCACCCGTTGAGCCGCAGCCTGGCGCAGCGGCTGACCTGGTCCTTGACCAAGGCCAACGACGATTTGCTGATCCGCGCGCTGCACAACCCGGACGGCCAGCTCACCACGCTGCGACGCGAACTCGGTGAACTCAAGGTCCAGCCCACCATCACCTGGGTCCAGGAGCGCATGCAGTCCGTGAACAAGCTCCTGCTGTTCGCCTGGCATCACTCGGTGATCGAGCACCTGCGCCGCGGGCTGGAGGAATTCGATCCGGTGGTGATCACCGGGGAAACCGGTCCCGCGGGCCGCAGCAACGCGATCGAGCTGTTCCAGAACCGTGGCCGTGTGCGGCTGTTCATTGGCCAAATCCTCGCCGCCGGGACCGCCATCACGCTGACCGCGGCGAACGAGGTGGCGATCGTCGAACCATCATGGGTGCCAGGCGAGAACGTCCAGGCGATCTGCCGCGCCCACCGATTAGGCCAGCGCGACAGCGTCTTGGCCAGCTTCCTCTACCTGCCCGGAAGTTTGGACGAACGCATCATGCGGACGTTCCGGCGCAAGGCGTCAGAGATCAGTGAACTCCAAGGGGACCAACATGCAAGTGCAGATCAGCCTGACCTTCGACACGCTGCCCGAAATGCAAGCGTGGCTCCGGGAAGCCGCCTTGACCGATGCGCCGCCGGCGCCAGCTGGCCTGCCATCTGATTTGAGCCAGAAGGTGCAAACACAGCTGGACGCCGCCGGCAGTGCTCCGACGCCGGATCGTCTGAAAGAGCAACGCCAGGAGCAGGCTGCCAAGGCGCGTGCCGCGAAGGCCAACAAACAGACCCGTGTGTCGGGTGGTGTGCAGTCACCGCCAGTCGACGTGGCCGGGACCAATGGCGCCGGGGACCACCCGGATGCCGACGACGACCTGGGCCTGACCGAGCCGAGCATGTCGCCGGGCGAAGCCAAGGACCAGGCACTCGCGTTGATGCGTGAAGCCTATGCCGCCGGGCATGTCAAAGAGGTCAAGGAACTCCAGAAGAAGTTCAACGTGGCCAAGTTCTACGACGTGCCGGTCGATCAGGGCCACAG